CCGCTCCTGCATTTGCAGCTACTGCAGCTGCCGCTGCAGTGCCACCAGATCCGGCGGCAGCTGCAGTAGAATATGCTAGACTTGAAGCATATGCTTCCGCGTATGTTACAGCCTGCGCACCTACATATCCCTCCGCAGCAGCTGAAGTTAATCCAACTTCATATGCTGCTGCATATGCTTCTGCAGTTCCTTGAAAAGTCACTGTATTAGTTGCATCTACAATTGTACTAGTATCTGTTGCTGAAACAGTAGGATCAACAGGTTGATTTACTACAGCAGGAGTCTCTACTCCTGCTGTTACCGGTTCGGGGTCTAATACTTTTACTGTTGCTCCATCAGATGCAGATGATGCGGAACTAATAGTTGTCGTAGATTGTGCTTGTGTTGCAACTTCACCTGCTGCAGTTATACTATCCGCAGTTGCACCCGCATTTAAAGATTCTTGAAGTTCTGCTGCTTGTCTTGCGATTTCTGCCTCTTCTTGTGCTGCAAGTATAGCATCCGTATTAGGTACAACTGCAGGGGGACCATACACTGCTTCTGTTACTGTTTGATACGCAGCTTTTGCTTTTGTTTCTATCCAGTTATATGCAGTAATAAATGGTTTTGCTGCTGCAGCTGCAGATTGCGCTAAACCTGCTGCCCATGCGCCGCTTTGAATTGCCATCGCCGCTGCACCAAACCCCAATAATCCTAAACCAAAATTAAGTAATGTCCCTGTAACAAGTATTCTACCCATAACTTCTAATCCAACTTCAAACCAATTAATATCCTGAGAATTTTGTTGTGACAATACTGCGCGACCTCTGCCATCGTTAATGGCTCCGGGATTTGGATTTACATTAGTGTTTCCATCTAATTGAGATATAAAGACTTCTTCTGAATACGGCAATGTTACAATATCTTTTTGTATACTAACTTGTGTTGTGTCGGTAAATTTTAAATCTAAATTATAGATAGAAACAAGAGGTGCACAAACACCTGCAGCAGTACTTAATGCTGCTCTAAAATAAGGATCAGATAAATCTGCTTTAGAAAAAGATTTAAAATTTTCTACAAGTATACCTGTTTTTAATAAAGCATCTCCGTTATCATTTGTTATAATAGATTTAATTTGTTGTATTTCTACACTATGTAATTTAACTTGTTTATCTAAAATTTTTGTTCTAGTATCCAACTTACCAATATCTTCCATAGTGTATCTAGCATTTTCAGAATAAGTAATTTTAACATCAAATGCAGATACTACATATGGAGGAATTTCTAAAGTTGCTATAATTAATTTTGATTTATCTAAATCATTATTAATTGCACCTTTTGAATTATTTGTTACACCCAATTCTATAAAGAAATTATTATATGGTGAATCAAATACTTGAGGATTATTAGTTAAATATATTTTATCAATTCTACCTAAATAATATGTTAAATCTATCTCAGTATTAACTATAGATGTAGGATATATTGCAGTATCAAAATTTAAATAAGAACTGTTATCAACTCTTCTTGGTCTAAAATCTAAAACATCTCGTAATTCAGTTTCATTTGCATCTACATCTGATCTGTATTTAGGAATATTTACATAATAATCTGCAGGATATGAATTTACTGTTACTGGGCCTTCTCCGGTATGAGTAAAATAATTAAAGGAAATTAATGTATTACCTGGTAAAATTCCAGTTGCGCCTATGTATTTAACTGATCCGTGATTATACCAATTATCTGTTTGTCCATCTGATAACACAAAAGACATAGTAGATAATGATTTTTCTGCTATCCAAGTATTACTTGTAGTAATTGATACATTTGTGGATGGAACATTTGCTCTATATAAAAACCCTAAACTACTTAAAACTAAATCATTATAAGTATAAGAAGTTGTTGAACTCCATGTTCCTTTATATTTAGAATAATCAATTATTTTATATAATCCATTAAATTTAGTTATATCAGAATACCCTAAACTATATGTTTGTTCCGCGGCATCTATTTTTATTAATTTAGTTTGATTTTTAACTAATGTTTTTGATCTAGCTGGTAGATTATCGCTTTCCACTACATATATAATATCTGCAGTGCCTGAAAATGTATTATCTCCTAAATCGATTACTACGGTACCAGAATCTCCAGATATAGTAACGGATCCTGTATTAAAATTAAATATGCCCAATGGAACACCCGCAGTTGCTCCAGTTTTAATAAGAATAATAAAGTTTAATCTAGCAGTACTTGCAACAATAGTTCCATTGCCTAATGCAAAAGTTTCGGGTACAGTTAATTGTTTTGTATATTTTCCTCCCGAAAATATTGCATTTCTTGCAGTTCTATTATATTGTGTTTTTATATTTTGAACAGTTTTTGTATAAGATTTTGATACTGGAAATATTAATTTGTCGCTATTTCTTGGATCGAATATAATAATATTATTATTACTATCTAAACCTTGACTTGAAACATTTGCATAGAAAAACGGTGAAGCATATGTAGCCGTAGTATAATGCGTAGTAGAGGAATTATTAACTCCTACAATACTTTTAACTTGTTTGGCATTTACAATACCGTCATAGAATACACTTCCGTTATTTGACGCTAAAAATATTTTAGAATTTGAAGTTAATCTTGCATAATCGGATCTAGTATTGCTAGCATTTAATATTGAAAGAGCAAATGCTTCTTTTGTTTTTGCAATATCTCTATTATCTACACTATCCCATCTTTTCCACCAAAAGTATACTTCATCTACACCTGGTTCTCTATATAATCCATAACAGTTAGTTTTTGCTACTCCATATTGCCCAAGTAACACATTTGCAGCTGATGTATAATATAGGGTATTAGAAATATATTGCCCTTCTGCCGCAACTACTCCATATCTATTTTGCCAATCTCCCCAAGTAGCCGGTGCATCCTTCTTTAAAGAAAAATTATGAAAAAACATTCTAAATTGTGTAGTTGTATCTAAAGAACTGTCATACTCCATTCCTTTATATACAAAAGTTCCAAGTAATGTATTAGCATTTGCTGGATTTTTTACACTATGAGCTTCTAAAAATACTTCACCTTGTATTATTGATTCGGGTTTAATTAAAGATTTATTTACATCTACTACTTTAATATAGTTACCTTGAGTAGTCGTCACATTATAATTTGTCTTAGTTTCGGTTGTAGATGGTTTTGATATAGCAATTCTAGTAGCATCTGTAGTTTGTACTCTATATCCCCCTACATATGCCAAACCCCCTGAGATAGAAAATAATAAATTTTTATAACTATCTGTAGTATTAATAGGAGATATTAAAAAAGGATTAACTACATAGCTACCAGATTCTTCATACGTTCTTGTAGCCAAAGTATCTTGTAAAATACTATCGCCGCTTGCAGCTTTTAGATATTCTATAGATCCTCTATTAAATTTTAACAAAGGAATAAAAGTATCAGTTGTATCTGCTTTACCATCCGCAGTTAAATCATATGAAACTAAACTTAAATTAAATTGTAATCTATCTGCACCGGGCGCAAAGTAATTAGAACTACCTATTGCAGGATCCAATAAAGTACTATCGTCACTACTATTGATAATAGTTTCATCTACAGAAAATGCTAATAATTTACTAGGAAATGCAGTATTTTTATTTGGAACAATTTTTTGTTTATTTGATCTCAACAAAAAACCGCTTTTATAATAATAAGATTCATCTTGGGTAACTAATAATGTAGGTGAACAAGATAATTTAACATATTGTATATTTTCTTTATCGATAACTACACCTATAGGTTCATTTACTTCAATCTCTAATGAACTATTAATAGACGTAACATATAGTTGTTTTTTAATATTAGGATGAATTAAAAAATCGCCTTCTTCAATAATCGTACTAGGATTAGTTAAAGTTATTAATTTGGAATATTCTGTAGTTGTAGACGTCGCATTTTTTACTATATTTGTAGCAGTTATTGCAGTATAATTTGGTGTAGTTTTATTTAATGCATTAATATAATTTGTGTAAAAATATAATTCTACAGTTTCACCAAACAATCCATTATCAACTTTATTAAATTTTTGTAAAGAAATAACAATAGATGGAGGATCTCCTACTACGGGATCGTTTGCTTCATACGCAGATTCCACATACCCTATAACATCATTAACACTCGATACAACATATGTGTTTAGTAAATTCTGCAAATTTACTATTTGTCCGGAAACATTTTTCCCAGTTAATCGTATAGTTCTTGCATTTTGATTAACACTAGGTTGGGGGCCAGAAACTTTTGAACCATCGACATATATAGAATCACCTATTCTTTTTATTTGATTTTGAAGAATAGTTTGCGATTGCGTCAGTTCTCTTGCCTGTACCGCCACGCCGGGTTTAAATAAAACTCGGTGAAAATTCTTATCCTCTGAATAATCATCAAAGTAAGGCGAAACATTTGTTACTACCGACATATTTTTTCCTTAAAATTCTATTACAAGATGCAAATTATCTGTTTGATCTATTGCTCTAGTTATTGGTGTTCTATTTTCTATATATATTATCTCACCCTTATCCTGCTTAATTTCGGAATATATTAGATTCGAAATTTTTGCGGTAGCCCCTGATATTTTTCCTATTACAGATTCGCCGGGTATAAAAGATTTCCAATTATTTGTCGTATCAAACGATTGAATGAATCTAATATATCCTGTACCTGATACAATATTAGAAGAAACCATATAAACATTTGCAGAACTATTTGCCCCTTCAATATTTTCATTAGGTAAAAATGTTCCTATAACATTAGAAACATTTGCTCCAGGTAATCCTAGTAAAGTCAGATCTGTTGCTCGTTCATTATTTTTATTAATAGGATTATTAATTAATCCTAATTTCCTATAAGTAAATCCTGCGGGGAAATCTCCATATCCATCATTATATTTTGTCTGGGCATTTATCATTACATAATATGCTCCCAATTCAGTAACAGGATCATATCCATGCCCACCTACTGGACTTAATATTGCTTTAATATTTGCATATTTTCCTGATTGTCTAGGATCAACAATATAACTGTTAGCATATCTATATCCACTTCCTACATCATTATATGAAAATCCGTATATTACTCCTAAAGACGACCTCGTAGATATATTGGCGCCTGTCCCATCTCCCGATATAATAACATTAGAAAATACAGAATAATCTGTTCCGCCGTTGATTATCTTAATATGTTCTATGCCCCCATCTATTGCATAGCTCGCAACTTCTTCATCTGTAAAAACAGGCATCCAATTGTCTGTTAAAAATCTTTGTTGATCTTGTATCTTAATAGAATACAAATATTTCCATTTATATCCGTCAGAAGTTGTGAACATAAATGTGCTTGCTCCTGTAGGTTCTACAAGAGAAGGTACACCTTGACTATTGTCAATACATTTATATACCATTTTATTAGAATTCAATACATAGAAATCTTTTTCTAAAAGTAATGCATCCTCATGATCATACGCATCATATACGGTACCATATTTCCAATCTTTTCGTTTGACTACATTCGCAATATCTTTTGCAAGAAGTCGTTTTGTACTTATTATTTCATCCCAAGTCTTACTATAATTTTCTTGATTATCTATAGGATCGGGAGGAGAAGCATCATTCTGCCAAGGGTTTGGTCTTGCTAAAAATAAATACAAACTATTTGTATTAATATAGTTTGTTCTAAATGCTTTAGCATTATTGATTTTAAATTTTTTGGTTATAATATTAGACATCTATTATTTATTGTTAATAAGTTAATGACTTTAAATTTTATGGTTGATAATCGTTCCACCATATTGGAAACTCTTGTATAGGTAAATCTATTGTAACAGGAGTAGTATTCCATGTAGATAGTAATAGATCATTTAAATATACAGTATTGCCACCAATTGAAGTATAATCCACTCTCCATGGTAGAGTAGTATCTATAGTGCTACCAGCATTTATTATTGTATTCCCCTTAGAAACAACAGAAACGCTTTTAACATTATTTGGGCTAGTCTCATTATTTATTTCACTAAAGATTGAAAATCCTGCAGGATGTAACATACTTTTAACAGAATTTTTCCATTCATCTATAGATTTGGACGATTTTAAAACATACGAAAACGGTTGATATAGTACCTCTGCATCTTCAGGGGCAAATGCAGATTTTCCTTGTACAACCATAGCATCAGATATCTTTCCTTTTTCATCGAAGAAATAACTTTCTTGAATTACTAACCCAGCAATATTTGCCTGTAAATTTGCTTTTTCTAAAAAGTAAACATCTACATTCCCCGTATACACTGCTGCAGAATTTAAATAAGTATTTCCAGAATCTATTATTTCAACTTGCGAAGAAGATGCAAATACTATATCTAAATAAAAGAATTCTGATTGTTCAAATATAAAATCATCTCTTGTATAGATTACTGTATTTGCAGTATTACCATATACTGTTGAAAAATTGCCTTTTAATTCATATTCTCCGTTTGCATTTATCGGAAATACCATATCAAAATCAGATGCTGTTATTTGCCCTGTTCCTGCACCTATAATCCTATATTCTATATTTGTCCCATCGTCAACATTCGTGGTAGTCATATTAAATACCACATTGCCGCCCTCTATTACTTTAGATTTATTAGGGGTAATAACATAATTTGGTTTTTTCGAAATAGATGTATCTAATATTGTAACTGTACTTGTTAATTGTACTGTATATGGGAATGTAGGATTTACTAAGAATACGATAGTTTCATATCCTTCTGTAACAAAGTCTTCAGTTATACCTACGGTCAAATTTGCAGAAGTTATTCCAGCTGGACCATTTAACGGAGTATTAAATGTTAAAATTCCAGTTAATGTTTGCGAAACAATATCATCTGTAGATATGCCTGAAATAATATAAGGTACCGTTGTACCGGAACTTAAATAATATGCATTGGCAAAAAATGTTAAATACGTCCCTTCTTGTACTACACTAGACGGAGAAGTTGTTATATAAAATTCTGGAGTATTTACAGGATTGATTGATGTATCTAAAATTGTAAATCCTATGGATTCTGATCTACCTGATCCAGTTAAAGTTAATAAAACTGTCTCCGACCCTTCAGTGCTCAAATCTTGTGCGGGATTTAAATTTAATCGTCCTCTGTTTGATTGTATATTAAAATTACCAGATAAACTAGTTACTCCTACAAAATCTCCAGCAGTTACTCCGGTTCCAGATATAGTAAAAGGAACTAAAGTACCATCCGGAAGACTTTCTCCGGTGGTGTCTAATATTATAGTTAATGATGATCCTTCATTAACTAATGCTCTTGTTATTGATAATGAGTATGCCATTATTAGAAACCTGGATATACAAATCTAATAGATTTATTTGATGGTATTGAAAGTACAGTAGTATTATGCCCTGTATTATTAATTGGACTACTAATATTACCTTTATATTGAATATTTAATTTGGCGCCTTTGACTATATTATGCGGTTGAGGAAATGTTATTGTGACAACGCCTCGATCTACCTTATATTTTCCTGTTAAATTTAATGATGGATTTCCGGCATCTATCACTACGTTTGCGGAATCAGAATAATTAATTCCTGCTTCTTTTATAAGTATTTTTTTAATTGTTCCGTATCTATCTACTTCTTGTATTTTAGCATTGGCAAATCGACCGGTACCTTTGTTATCAGTGATAAATCTTATTGATTTATTTTTTTCATACCCTCTTCCGCCATCTATAACATCTATTTTTGTTACTACAGAATAAAGCATTGCTTCTAGATTAATAGAATTACTATTAGTTAATGATAATCTTTTTACTGCTTCAATTATCTCATTTGAAAGAAAATACCCGTTTAAACTAGTACTGTCAATTAATAATTCATATATTAAATTACCACCTATATCTATTTCTCGTATAGTTGTTATTATTGCTGTAGCTCCCGAAGTTTTTCCTTTTACTTCAGTATTTTCAAAATCAAAAATATTTTGCGTATCAGATGTTTTCTTTACTCTTAGAATATACGGCGTTTTCCAATTACCCGAAGATGTTTTTAATACTATATCGTAAGGATAAAAGAATGATATTGTTTCTTTATATAAAATGTCAAATAATATTTTGAATGATTCTTCTGTACCTTTTCTGCTATATATTTCTCTAATCTTTTTTACTAACAATCTATTATTTGTAAATTTTGATTCAGTTAAATCTTCTGCATAATTCTTTAAAAATTTTGTGACTAATTCCTCTGATGTAGTATCAATATCTGAGTATTTTCTTATATCTTGTAAAACTTCTTGCGCCTGATTATTTTGTTCTAAAAATTCGTAGTACGCTTTTAAGAATGTTATAAATGTAGTATATTCTGATTGTATAAATTCGGGCAGTTGATCTTGTATTAAAATTGATAATTTATTTTGTATTCTTGCAAAAGGATTTTCTGCTCCGGCACCTTCATATAAAGTATAAATGTATGGATCTCTAATAACACCATATTCATAGTAACTTTCTGGCACATAGAATTCTCCTTCTCTGTCAAAAAATTCTATTACCTTATAAATCCCTTTTCCTTGTCTATCTATATCAGATTGAATTGCTTCTTTTCTAGTAGTAAACAAAGGATAAAACCACCCCTCTAAAACACCTGTTTCAAAAGTGGGTTTTGATCTGCCATATACTTTCAATGGCCCTAATAATTTAGTATAAGAATTTAATAAAGGATATGCCATATTAATCTGTAATTACTGAAATGTTTAACCCAGAATATCTTTTGGCTGTAGTATATAAAGTACTATCATCTAATACCACAATAATATCTCGTGTAGATTGCACATCTAACTCTTCAATTTTTGCTGAAATTCTAATATCCAACGCATTTTCTAAATATCCTGCGGGATTTATATCAGTAAAAGATAAAATACCAGTATCATAATTTACTGTACCTATAGATGAAACTAACACATTATCTGTAATAGAATCTAATAAATCTATTGTACTAGTAGATGCAGATGTTAATTTATCTTTTAAATATCCGGTTCTAACAATTTCATTAATATAATAATAAAATGATGTAGATGATATACTTCCAGATATTAATTTGTTTGCAAATTTAATAGCAGTCGATCCAGAATATCCATTATTAGCATTTACCGTAGGTGTTATTCTTTTCTGTATTTTTATAGTTGATGAATTTCCTATAATAGATTTATCTAACGCATCTACTGTTTTAGATAATTTAGAATATATAAAAGATTTATTAAATTTTTGTAATTCTATATCAAAATAATCAGTAATTGTTTGTCTAATAATTAGTTCTATTTCATTTGATGTATATCTAGAATTTTTGGGATCAAACTTTATTTTAGTGTCAATAGATACATACAAATAATTTGGATCTATAAATTCAGGGATTATTGCCATAACTTTTTTATCAGCTAATATTGTATTTTTAATAGTATCTTTTATAGCAGTGCTTACAGTAAAACCATTATACGGTTTTAAAGAAATAATAACTTTACCATATAATGGAGGATCATTTTCTTCACCTCCCCAAACAGAAACAGATTCAACTAAAGGATAATTTGCTTCTATAATTGCTTTATAATCGTTTGCAGTTACTGCCCGGTTAAAGGATGATAAAAATCTAGGAGCTTTAAATTTAATTTCATCTAATGTATCCGCAGTATCCCCGCCGGATGAATTTGTTGTTGCTAGAATGCCTGAAGAAAGAGTTACTCCGCCGACTGTTGTTCCTAAGGAAAAATATTGATCTATTGTTCCCGATACATTACAAATATCTCCGTTGCTAACTAAATATTGTATAGTAACTATATTCCCTGGGCTTAATTTTTTACCTATGCCATCATCGCCAAAAAATATTTCAAAAAATCCAGAAGCATTTTCTTCTAAGAAAAACACTTTAGATGTAGAGGTAACTCCTGCTAAATTTTCAGATAGTTCATATGTTGTTATTGTAGGGTCACTATATGAATTTTGGACAATTACTCTTATGGTAGAAGTATCTATATTTTTATTAGGTATTGTATATTTTTCTGAAGGTCCAGAAACATCTACTCTAAAAGAATAAGTCAACGGTTCGCCTTCTACTATAGTAAGATCTTGAAAGGTATAAATGCCATTAACAGGCTTTATTGTTGCAGTATCTAAATTTACAAAAGTATATTGTGTTCCATTAATAGTAGTAGTAAATGGAGAATATTTTGGTAAAGTTAATGAAGAAGGATTGCCTGTAGGATTTGGCACAGTAAATGAAACTTTTGCTTTAGCACTTCTATATGATAAAGGAGTATATCCTAGATGTTTTGCGATTGAAACTGCAGATTCTCTTTTAACTGCAGAATCCAAAAACATCTCATTTGCAACCATATTTGCTAAATACGCATTATAATGAGTATTATAAGAAAGTAAATCTATAAGAATGTTTAAACTTGAGGCTTCAAAATCATAATCTTTAAAAATAAGATTATTATCTTTATCTCTGTAATTAGTTAAAAATTGTTTTAAATTTACTTTGATATCATCAAAGTCTAATTCTGCTAATCTGTAATTTGCCATTTATCTTACTCTACTTAGTAAAGTTGTAATTGTTATTGGTCTATCTGTATTCTTTAAAGTAAAATCTATATTTACTTCGAGATCATTTGTATCAGGAGTCTCAGTTATAGAAACATTTACCAATCTTACTCTTGGTTCAAATTTTTCTATAGTTTCTTTAATTGTTCTTTCCATTGCAATTTTTACTGCTGAGGAAAAATGTTCAAACATTAAAGAATGTATCTGTGTGCCTATCTCGGGATGAAAATGCCGTTCAAAATTTTTGGTTTGTATAAGATGTTTTACTGCAGTTTTTACCGCATCTTCGTCTGTCTTTAAGTATATGTCCTTAGTAAAAGGGTTAATACTAAAAGAAAGATCTATATCTGTGTACTGTTTTATATTTTTTGGGGTTGCCATATACTTATTTATTAAGCTAGATTAACCAATTTTGGATATACCGACTCATGATTAACAAATGTTTGTACTGGAGCATAACTAGATTTAACAATATTTCCGCTACTTGTTAGGAAAGCAATATGTATCCAAGCAGATCTTAGTTTATTACTGCCTTTTTCAAACGTATATTCGAGTAATACTTGACGGTATGGCACATTAGCAATAATCCAATCCGCAATATCTTTATAACTAGATTTGCTAGTACCCGTAAATTTAATATCTGCGGCAGCTCCTATTCCATGGTCACTTCCATTTGTTCCTGCTCTGAATCCGCTATTAATTTTCATATCAGGATATTTGGCTTTAATTGGATCTAAACAATTGACTACTATTTGCTTTAAATTGCAAACTATTTGCTGTTCTGTTAACCCACGCTGAGCAACCAACCCGCCATCTTGCAATAGATCTCCTAAGGTAAATATTCTGTTATCTTTATTGGATAAAATAAATGATCTTGGGAAATATTTAAACTGTTGTATTTCTTGACAATCGCAAGGAATAAGTAAACCTGCATTGTTATTAGTTGTAGTAATTGATCGTGTTAAAGCATCTTGATTAGAAATTTT